GAAGGTTCGCAAATCTGTTCCCAAAGTTGTCAAGTCTGGAACTCCTGAGTCTAAGAAACAACGGAGCACCAAGGCAGCGCAGGTTAAACGAGAGAGGCTGGCTAAGACGGGGAATAAGCGAGACGCGACAAATGTGTTTCTTGACTTAATCTCTTAAAATAGGAGGCCATTATGGCTCAGCCCACAGGTGTTTATGTAACCTACTCCGCAGCGGGTCTGCGGGAAGACCTCGAAAATGTGATTTACGATATCTCTCCGACTGACACTCCCTTCATGTCGATGGGTGGTCGCACGGATGCGGTTGCTGTTAATCACGAATGGCAGACGGATGCACTTGCTGCAGCGTCGGCTACTAACTTCAACGAAGAAGGTTCGACGCTTACCGCTGCTGAACCGACCCCGACCACTCGCATTGGTAACATCTGTCAGATCAGCCTGAAAACCACGCTGGTTTCCGGTACGCTTGACGCGGTGTCGAAAGCCGGTCGTAAGGAAGAACTGGCTTACCAGATGACCAAGCGCGCTTCTGAACTGAAGCGTGACATGGAAACCTCGCTGGTCGGCGTTAACCAGTCGAAGACGGCCATGGCGGCTGATACCACGGTTCGTAAGCTCGGTTCGCTTAGCTCCTGGGTCACCACCAATGCCAGCGTTGGCTCTGGTGGTACGGCTGCTGGTTCTGGCGGTAACGGTACTGCTCGTACCGACGGTACGCTCCGTACCTTCACTGAGTCGCTCCTGAAGGCTTCTATCCTTCTGGCGTATGACAACGGTGCCAACACCAAGTACCTGATGATGGCTCCGTCGCAGAAGCAGACCTTCTCCAGCTTTGTTGGTGTCGGCGGTGCTTCTGGCGTGTCCAACTTCAACGATGTTGCTGACCAGCGCATCATTGGCGGCATGGACATCTATGTCAGTGACTTCGGTGAGATGGCGGTTGTTCCTAACCGCTTCCAGCGTAGCCGTGACGTTTGGCTGCTCGACCCTGAGTACTATGGGGTTGCGTATCTGCGTCCGTTCTCGCAGCGTGAAGTTGCCTCCACGTCGGACGGCGAACAGCGCGCGATCATTGCTGAGTACACTCTTGTTGTCAACAACGAGAAGGCTCTCGGCGCGGTCTACGACGTTAACTAGTCTAATCGGGGAGGGGGCATTTAGCTCTCTCCCCATTTTAGAGGTTACCCATGTATAAAAATCCTATCCAAACTCAGTTCAACTATGACCACTCTGAGGACAATGTTGTCCTTAAAAACACGCAGGACGTGCAGCCTATCCTAGAGATGAATAAAAAGGAAATGGCTGGTGACTCGCCTTACGGGCCACAGAACAATCCTAACATGCGTAAAGTGGCGAGTATCCCTCTGGTCATTATTGAAAAGTGGAAACGTGAACTTGGCATCGACATCATGGACAAGAACGACATGCCAAAGATTAAAAAGCTTCTTAATGACCCTGAGTACCGTTGGCTTCGTACACATGAAAGCAACTTGTAATGGGCTTGGCTACTTATTCAGAGTTGAAAACTAGCGTTGCTAATTATCTCAACCGGGATGATTTGACCAGCGTAATTCCTGACTTTATCTCTTTGACAGAGAACCGCATGAACCGCGACCTGCGTGTTCGTGCAAACATGATTCGTGCAAACACTACGACTACAAGTGGCACAGCGTTCTACGACTTGCCCAGTGATTTGATCGAACTTCGGAACATTACCTACAACTCTGGTTCTCAGGTGTATGCCTTGGCTTATCTTTCACCTGAGTCAGGTAGCCGTGAGTACGGCAACATTGTTTCTGGTGCTCCTAAAGCTTATACAAACTTGGGTAAGAACATCGAACTCTACCCAGCACCAGACGGTGAGTACACCATTGGTATCAACTATTACCAACAGTTGACACCGCTGTCCAACACGAACTCTACCAACAATATTCTGCAAGCTTTCCCAGATTTGTACCTCTACGGTTCATGTTTGGAGGGAGCTACCTATCTTAACGATAGTGAACAGCTACAGCGTTTTGCAGGACTTTATCAGAAGTCTTTGGAAGACATCAAAAAAGCAGAAGATTCCGCTCGCTACAGCGGAACAGTTATGACCATGTCTGTCCAAGGTGATCCAGGTTCTCTTGTTCGTAGAGGTGCGTAATGGCTACAAATTGGGTTTTAGATTTATTTAACATTGTTCAAGAAGATGGCGGAAACATTCTTACGGAAGATGAATTATACATCAGCCTACAAGAATTTAATGGCACTGAATGGGAAGTAGACGCGGCAACCGGCAATGGCTAAAGAACTCTTTGACATCAACGGACAGCAAGTCGGCTTTTCTCTTAACACAGATTTGTCTCCCTATGATATGCCGCCTACGTTTTTTACAAGCGCAAATAACGTGCGGTTTGTTGATAAAAAAGCCAGTACTATTTTAGGAAATACTCGTGTTTTTGGAACAGCCCTAGACACGCCATATTGGATTACAAGCTGGACACAGGGCAGCACACCTTTGTGGATTTACGGTGGTGCTACGTCTCTAAACAAAATTACAGGAACTACCCACGCTAATGTTACCAGGTCTTCTGGAGCATACACCACTATCGCAGGAACTACCAAGAACTGGCAGGGCGGTGTGCTTGGCGGTGTATTGGTAGTTAACAACTCACTGGACGTGCCTCAGAGTTTTACTCAGGGAGGTTCGTTGTTTACAGACCTTCCTGATTGGCCCTCCACGCTTCGCTGTGAGGTAATTGTACCGTTTAGGAACCACTTGGTTGCTCTTAACCTAACTGACAGTGGCACCGCAAAGCCGTTTACAGTGCGCTGGAGCGACGCTATTCCTTCCGGGGCAGCTACCAACGGCGCAGACACTTGGAACTCTGCTAGCACCGCCTCTGAGTCAGGAGAGGCTACCATAGGCGGCACCAAGGGTCGTATCCTTAACGCGCTGCCTCTGGGCAACGAGCTTATCGTCTACAAGGAAGACAGTATCCACTCTTTGTCCTATGTTGGCGGTACGTTTACCTTTAACCTTCGAGAGAAGTTTAAGAACACTGGTTTGTTCTCTAGGGACGCTGTTGTTGATCTTGGCGATGGTAAGCATGTGTTTATGTCCACCAACGATGTTGTGGTCACAAACGGTAACAGTCTGACAAGTGTTATTGACGATAGGGTCAAAACATTCTTGTTCTCCCAGATCGACAGCACGTACTATTACAAAACGTTTCTGGTCAATAACCGTATCCAAAACGAAGTCTGGATTTGCTATCCTCGCACAGGTGCTACTGGTGGTTTACCAAACACTGCCTTGGTCTGGAACTATAGAGACAATACTTGGGCTACCAGAGACCTCCCAAGTGTCAACTACATTGGCGTAGGGTTGGTAGACCCTGAGCTTACAAACACATGGGCAGCAGCCACAGACACTTGGCAAAGCAGCACAGTTGCCTGGTCTCAACAAGCGTATAACCCTGCTGTTGATTCTCTACTGATGTGCTACCCTGCAAGCACTGCAGGTGACAGCAGGTTCTTCTTGGCTGACTCCAGTACGACGTTTGACGGGACAACATTTGTAACAACTTTGGAACGAGTTGGACTACACTCTGGAAGAACTGATTCTATTAAGTATATAAGTAGAATTTATCCTAGAATTAGTGGTACAGGGTATGTTAAAATAAGTGTAGGGGCTGAGTTAGAACCTTACGCTGGTGTTACTTATGCTGACCCAGTTGAGTTCAATATTGGCGTGGATAGTAAAATTGATTGTCGAGTTCGCGGTCGATACATCGCTATCAAGTTTGAACACGACACCGATACTTCCTTTAATCTCTCTGGATATGCAATTGAGTCCGAAGTGGTGTCGGACAGATGAGCAGAGAGTTCCTCCGGTTTAACCACGCTAATCCGCCCTCTGATCCAGAAGAGCTTCCAGGTTATCTCAACGAAACTTTTATCGAACTTGGTGCTGTTGTAGAGCTACTGCGAGACGGACACTTAGACGTAGTCTACGCTGCTCCTACCAAACCAAGTCAAGGCGATATACGATATGCAGACGGAACTAGTTGGAACCCCGGAAGCGGAGAAGGTATATACTTTTACAACTCTGCCGGTTCATGGGTTAAGCTATAGGAAAGTAAATCCTAAGAGTAAAAACTTTAAGACAATAGTGGGCCAGTGTTGGGAGTACATAGAAAACTCTACAGGTAGGAACAACACAGACGTTATCAAAGCAGTAGATATTATCCAGCGAGTAGTAGACAAGGTTTCTGATCTCTGGGTTACTATCGATTCTGAAAAAGGTGAGATCGTCGGTTGTTTTGTAATAGGGGCCGCAGCGTATCCTCAAGCAACAGGGATTAACGCAGAAGCCATTGGCGGTAAGTTTAACTTTTCAGACGTGGTCCCAGTGGTGGAGAAGTACTACAAAGCTCTTGGTTATAAATTCTTTGAGATGACCGGTCGCAAGGGTTGGGAAAAAGTAATGGCCCCCATGGGTTACGAACTAACAAGCATTACTGTATATAAAAAACTATGAGTTTAGATTTGAAGCCGGTAGATACTACAGATGAAAGTTTCATAAATATTTGGAAGCAATCTAGAAAACATATAAAAAATGCTTTAAAGTATTCGGGCGACACTCACTCTGATGAAACAGTTTTGCAGTTAATTTTAAACGGATATGCTCAACTTTTTATCGAGGGTTCTACTAGCATAGTAACTGAAATTGTAGAGTATCCAAAAAATAGAGTATGCAGGGTTTGGTTGGCTGGTGGGGATATAAAAGAGGTTCACGTACTCGCTACAAAAATAGAGGCGTGGGCTAAAGATCAGAAATGTACAGATGCTGAAATAATTGGACGTAGAGGTTGGAAGCGCGCTCTACCAGATTTTATTGAAACATCTACTGTTTTCAAAAAAAAATTAACTTAATTACAGGAGTAAATTAAATGGGTGGTGGTGGTTCAAAAACAGTTATGGTTCCTTCTTCTTCTACTACTTCGGGATCATCCAAAGTGGAGCCGTGGGAAACCGTTACTCCATATATTGAAACACTGTTGCCACAGTTGCAGACAGGTTTCAGCGTTGCTCCACAGTTGTACCAAGGTCCGATGGTTCCGGGTACGTCTGCTCAGACTGCTGCAGCTAGGGGCTTGTACGGACAGGTGGGTCAAACTGCCGCTGGGTTTACTCCCGGTTTCCAGACTGTCTACGATCAGATGTACGGTCAGGCAACTGCG